CAACCTTAAACTGCTCGTTCTGCGCTCTGTTCAATTTTTCTTGTGCAGCCAATATCTTGTCTGAATCTCCGGATTCATATGCTTCTTTGTATTCTTTCTTTGCAGCCTCTATTTCTGCGCCTACTCTTTTCTTGGCCTGCTCAACCAAGACACCCTCTCCATCATCAAGGGTTTTTCTTAATTTTTTGTTCTCTTGAAGAATTTTTTCAAGCCTGCTAACAGCCTCTTCTTGAGTTCTTTCAGCCGCTTCTTTAGCTCTTCTTTCTTCATGAAACTCATATTTAAGTTTCTTAATTCTCTTTTGTACATCTTCAGAATAATTTTTAATTTCCTCTTCTTCTGGAATATTATCCTTTGGAGCACTTTCATTCCTTGTTTTATTTTTGTCTTCCTCTGGAGTATCATCTATAACCTCCACTTCTAAATCAAGTTGCTCTTCGCTAACTTCATTTTCTAATTTTTGTGCTGTATTATCATTCATACTCTTGCAAATCCTCTTGGGTCATCTACCACCGCTTCTACAGTGTCATCATTAATTAAACGAAACTCCTCATTCTCAACTTTAAATCTAGTTCCAGAATAAGATCTAAATATAACAAAATCGCCCTTTTTACAGTAAGGGCCATTTGGAAACTTTTGTTCATCTTTATATGAATCTTCTCCCATCTCTACGACAAGACCTATAATTGATGCAGTTTGTTCCATTTTTGTTAAGGTGTCTGGCATATAAACGCCTGACTTCGTTTTTTCTTCAACCTTTGGGATAGCTATTAACAGCTTATAACCTTTTGGCTCAGGAAGTTTTAACTTTAAATCTTCCTCGTAGTTTACTTTTTGTGCAGAGTACATCCCTGTTCCTTCTTTGCAGTGATTATGGTTCACCGTTACCATGCGGGGTTATTCCCGGGCTAGACATACTAGCCTAATTTTAACTATACACCCCACTTGACATTTTGTAACCCCCTAATCTTCAATAAATTTTTTCTCAAGACCTAAAATTTCATCTTCGAGGAAGTTTAATCCTTCGATTCTTCCCACAAGTCTTTGATATTCTTCATAATTTTTTGGTCTTCCTGAAGACATATGTAAAGTTACAGCTTCTTTTTCTTCTTTAATTTTTTTTAATATTGGCGTGTAAATGGTCTCGTTACGCATTGTCACTTATCTTTTCCGCCACATCCATTGCCAGTTCAACACCTTCTTTTGCAACTTTGTTGTTTTCTTTTGCAAGGTCTACAGCAAGTCTTGCACCTTCTCTTTTGTTTTCAGATTTAATCCTTTCCATCTGGACATCTTCATTTGTTTCAGCTTTCATTTTCTCTAACTCAAGCTTTGCTTTATCCATTGCCATCTTATGCTGTAGTTCTGTTTCTTTTATCTCAAGCTCTTTTCTTTGAATTTGAGTAAGTGGATCTTGCTCTTGTTTCTTTTGCTCTTGCTCTTGTGCTTCCTTTGTATTCTTTTGCAATAGCTTTGAAGCTGCTTCAGCAGTAACTCTAGAAAGCTCCTCTTCTACATCTTCTGGTAAAGGCTTTTCTTCATCTGGCATTGGAACGCCAAGTCTTTCTTCTATTTCTTTTCTATACTGGAAAGCAACGTGCTCAGTAATATGTGCAGTCATAGCTCCTTGTATAGCTTGTGCAAAAGGAGACTGCCCTACAATCTCTCTGAGTTTTGGGTCTTCCATTGCTGCCATGTGAACCTGTATATGAGCTTCATGGTCTTGATATTTAAATGCTTTTACTGGCTCTTGTTTTAACATTGCCATATTTTCTGTTACTGGGTCAGCAGGCTTTATCTCATCAGGAAGTTTTATTATTTCTTTTGCCTGATCTATTCCTAAAACTTCTAACATCTGTCTATGTAACTTGCCCATATCATAAAGTTGTGGTGCTTGTTGCGCTAACTGCAATGCGCTTTGATACTGCATAATGCGCTGAGACATGGTTGCGGCATTTGGATCAGACACAGGTATGACATCAACCCTGTCATCAAAATCTTTTAGCCTAGAAAAATCACCTTCCATCTCGTAGGCGTATTCTGGCCCCATAAAATCTCTTACAACAAAACTTAATAATCTAAGCTCTTTCTTTAGCGCTGCATGAAGGCGGGCCTGAACACCAGACATAACTTTCATAGAACGCTCCATAAGAGCTAGCGTTGTTCCTACTGGCGCTTGCGCGTTGATGTCTCCAACTTGTATATCTGCAACGGAGCCAATCCTTCTCCCCTCGTCAACGATATTTTGGAGTAATTGATACAAGACGGAACTCGGTTCCTTGTAAGGAATGAAAGTAATAGCGTCACGAATTGCACCACCCGGTACGTCAACGTCACGGAACTCACCCGGCATGAGAGGCGAATCATCCCCTTTGATGCGTAGACCCCTAGCCTTAAGACCAGCTGGTAAATTAGATAAAGTACCAGCATCAATGAGTTGACGAAGAATACTTGTAGCGCTTTTAGCCAGCCCACCAATGAGGTGTATGAGACCCGTACCATAGAAGCCAAGCCCCGGAAGATATTTGTAATGAACGAAAAATTGTCTTTTCTTTTTCTTCGCATCATCTTCATAAAAGTTTCTCCTAATTGCTAATATAGTTCTAGATGACTTTTCTATCGTAACAACATACGGTCTTGCTATTCCATCTTCTTCTTCAAACGGTTCTGGTAATTCTATATCTGTATGCATTTCAAGAAGAGTGTGTCTGTCATCATCTTCTAATGTTGCTGACTCACCATCAAGGTCATCATATTTTTCTTGTATATCAGAATACTCTGGCTCTGGCTCTGGTAATTCGACATCACGATAAAATCCATTGTTCTGTAATTTAAGAACTTCGTTTTGCGTTTTCTTCATAACATGAGTGTATCTTTCACAAGTCATCAAATCTGATGCGCCATAAGAAACCACAAAATCCTCCGCAGGGACAAACATTGCACACGGTCTTTCTAAGAGAGGATCATAATAGACTTTTTTGAACGCTGACCCTGCAAGAGGAAGCTTAAAGAGCATCTGCTCTGTCTCGTCACGATATTCTGTCATCTCTTCTGTTAAGAGATAATTCATTTCATCTTCAACACGCTTTGCCTGTTCTGTCTTTTCTCTTGATGTTTTTCCAACGGTTTTTGTTCTAACTGGTCCTTGAGCAGGGAATATCTCTCCCATTGCTTGAGCTTGAAATCTTACGATAGACTCAGTCAATACTGGGTGAAATACTCCGGAGGATCCTGCCCAAGGTTGCTGTCTTTCTTCTATCTTCATTCCCAATAAGTCAAGTCCTTTGACATAGCTTTTTGCCCACTCGTCTCTGGATTGTTGGTCTGATTTAAAATTAGACAACAATTCATTAGCTAATTTTTCTAACTCGTCATCTTCAATAAACTCTGCCAAGTTTGAATCGAAGTCAGCTGTAGCTTCTTCTTCATCTTTTCCAAAATCAATTATCATTCCACCATCTGGTGTCTCTATGGATACAGCCTCTGGGTTAACAACCTCGACTTCTACTTTGTTTTCCTCTGGTGTCTCCACAGGTCTTGGGCCTATGTCCACGGGGGCAAGTGGTTTTTCAACAGCCATTAGCTACTCCTTTTCATTTAATTCTTTCAAGTATTCTGTCTATCTTTTCTTCTAATCTGTTTATCGCTACAGTCACGTCATCTCTCTTTGCGTAGTCTTCTCTTGTTTTATTCAGCAATATATCTATTCTTTTCAATTCCCTTGACTGTGTTCCAAGAAACCACCCTCCACCAAGAACAATTATACCTATCAATCCATCTATTATGTGAACTAAATCCATAGTCTCTTTCTGTTTAATTTAACATTGTTTGTTTTTTTATTATACACATAATCTGATTTATTTCTTCCAAACAACTTTACATGTCTATCTAAAGCCCTCTCTTCAGCTGTCATAGAATCTCTTGAGGCACCTTTTTTCGTCAGTGTTTCTGTTCCGGGGTATATCATTCCTCTTTTTTCTAAAATTTTTTTTGCTAAATCTCTGTTGCCAACTTGAGCTTCAAGTCTGTCAATTAGTTGGTTTCTTCCCATATATTTTTCTGTTTGAATACCCATCAATAATACTCCACTGGCCTTCTGTACTTTGGCTCATCATCCCATTCATCCATTGTTGTCCTGATCCAACCACCTTGTCTAAATCTTAACAGCGCCTGTGTGGTTGAGTCAACAAAGTCGTCATGGTCACCACTAGGAAAGGCCGCACATTCCTCTATAACCTCATCTGCCCACCTTGTTGGCGGATGCCAGATAACTCCACTGGCAAATAAATCTGTAACTGCGTTAACTCTTGCTATCTTATCCTGTCCACGGCTCGGTGTAAACTCAGTAACTGGTATTCCCATAGCTCTTAATTCAAAAATTAAGGGTGATCCTGCTGCTTTTGCCTCAATAATCATCTGATCTGGCTCAAATTCCCAGTATTTTTCGTAGGCTGCACGTTTTAAATCAGGAAATTCTAATTTTTCCTTGTATGCATCAATTAAAATGAGGTTAGGTCGTGTTCTGCCCTCATCATCAGGCGCATGAAAGACTCCCCACGTGGTACAAGCGCTATAATCTGCTCTTTGTGTCTTTAAAAAGGCTGTATCCCATGACTGAATGATGGAATCACAAGCAGGCAAGTCATTTTTTGTCCATTCTTGCCACCACTCACGCTTTATTAGAGCCCCTTCTTCTGATGTAGGGTCCTGTTGGTACTGCGCATTCCATTTAGAGACAGGTAATTCTGCTTTTAGTGAGTCTAATTCTTCTTTTTTCCAAAACTCCGGCCATAAAGCATCACCAGAAGGCATGATAGCAGGCAGTTCTATGACCTCCCACTCCCCTGAGCCCTCTCTTTGAGTATAATTTTTTAATATCTGACCTGTTAAATCTCTTTTTGACCATCTGGTCATCACCA